TACCCCTTGACTGGCTACTTGAAATTGCAGACAATTATCCACGGTTTTGTTTTGGTTCTTCTGGACAATATTGGCAAGTTGGTTCTGAGGCTTGGTGTAGACGATGCGACGAAGCTTGGAATGAACTAACCAGAAGGAATTATCGACCTTGGGTACATATGATGAGGGGACTTTCTTTATGTGGGGATGTTTGGCCTTTTGCTTCTGCCGATAGTACAAATGTTGCTAGAAACTTTAAGAATATAGGTCATCAAGTTTGTCCAGAGAGAATGGCAAGAAGAATTGATTCTATTCAAAGTTGGAAGAAGTGGTCAATAAAAGAAACACAATTGTCTTTAATATAGGGAATCAATATGAAAAGAGAAGAGTTATTACAAAAAGCAGAATCCTTGGTCAACGGTCCGAGAGCCAAGCATTATGGAGATGCTTACGAAAACCATGAGCGTATCGCCAAGTTATGGTCTGTAGTGTTAGGGGTAGACATAACTGTTGCCCAAGTTTATCTTTGCCTAAACCAATTGAAGGTATCAAGACTTATTGAAACCCCTGATCATGAAGACTCTTGGGTGGACATAGCTGGATATGCAGCTTTAGGTGGAGAGAAATGGAACGAGTAGATCCTATTATATCTTGGTGGAGTGCGGGCGTGACGAGTGCGGTTGCTACTAAACTTGCCATAGATAAGTATGGATCTGATGCCGTCCGACCTATGTACTTTCAAATAGATAGTGCTCATCCTGACAACGACAGATTTAAAAGTCAGTGCGAAGAATGGTACGGTAAAAAAATAGAAGTTCACAGATCTCATAAGCATAATGATCAGTTTGAAGTTATCATCAAAGATAAATATGTTAATGGACCAGGTGGTGCCCGATGTACTTTGGTTCTCAAGAAGAGAGTTCGTCAAAGGATAGAGAAAGAAGTAGATTACTCAGGCCAGATCTTTGGGTTTGAGTATAGCAAAAAAGAAATCAATCGAGCCATTCGATTTAAAGAACAGTATCCTGATGCCAAACCTTTATTCCCTTTGATTGAGAACAAGGTCAATAAGAAGGAGTGTCTTTTTTATTTAGAGCAACAAGGAATTAAACGACCAACGATGTACACTCTTGGATACAACAACAATAATTGTATCGGTTGTGTGAAGGGCGGCATGGGATATTGGAATAAAATACGGACAGACTTTCCAGATCATTTTGAAAAAATGGCACAGGCAGAAAGACAAGTGGGTAATTCATGTATAAGAGGAATCTTTTTGGATGAACTTGACCCAGAGGCAGGAAGAAGACAGAAGATTGTGACCCCAGATTGTGGTAATTTTTGTGACATTGAATTTACAGAGATCATGCATCCTAGAGTTGAGTCGATCTACGAACAACCAGAACAATTATCTTTTATGTTTGAGGAGAAGTGATGCAGAAGAATCTATTCGAGATCAGTAGCAGTAACGATGATGATTACCTAATAAAAAACGAAATGGATCTCATTGAAAAAGACTGGAACATACCACCAGAGTACCCCGACCTAACAGGGTATAAACAAATAGCGATAGACCTCGAGACATGTGATCCTAACATCATGACTTTAGGTCCTGGTTGGTCAAGAAACGATGGGCATATAGCCGGGATTGCGGTAGCAGCAGGGGATTACTACGGATACTTCCCAATCAAGCATGAGAACGGACATAACTTAGACCACAAGATGACCATGAAATGGTTGAAGAAACAGATGGAAACCCCTGACATCGATAAGATCATGCACAATGCCACCTACGATGCAGGATGGCTCCGCTCAGTGGGCATTGATGTTCAGGGTAGGATAATTGATACGATGCTTGCTGCGGCTCTCATAGACGAGAACAGGTTCTCCTACAGCCTAAACAATTTAGGCAGAGATTACCTGGGTGAAACAAAAAGTGAGAGGCTTCTTAGAGCAGCCGCCGCAGAATGGGGGATCGATCCCAAGGCAGACATGCACAAACTACCTCCGAAATATGTTGGAGCCTACGCAGAACAAGACGCAGTGCTCACATTAAAACTCTGGGACAGATTCAAAGCAGAGATATCACAACAGGAACTAAGTCACATTTTTGATTTAGAAACATCTCTTATACCAGTAATGCTTGACATGAGACAGAAAGGCGTTCGCGTAGATCTTAACAAGACAGATAAAATTCGTTCAGAACTCAGGTCCAAGGTGCGAGAACTGAAAGCAGAGATCAAACGTAAGAGCGGCGTGGACATCGAACCTTGGGCAAATGCCTCTGTAGAGAAGGTGTTCCAAAAGCTAGACATCGAGTACCCTACTACGGAAGCGGGTAGCCCATCCTTTACAAAACATTTCTTGAATGCTCACCCTAATGATGTAGCTCAGATGATTGTAAAGCTACGAGAGTTTGACAAGGCAGACAGTACATTCATTGATAGTATCATGCGCCATGAACATAAAGGTCGGATACACACAGAGTTCCACCAACTTAGAAAGGACAATGCGGGAACTGTAACGGGAAGATTTTCGTCTAGTAACCCGAACCTCCAACAGTTTCCTGCGAGGGATCCAGATATTAAGAAGGCAATCAGAGGATTGTTTCTACCAGAAGAAGGTGAGAAGTGGGGAAGCTTTGACTACTCGAGCCAAGAACCGAGGCTCCTGGTGCATTTTGCATCGTCACTACCAGATGGAATGAAGCACTCTGTGGTTGATGGGATAGTCGAAGAGTACAACAATGGGGATGTTGACCTACACCAGATGGCGGCAGACCTTGCAGGGATCTCTAGGAAAGAAGCCAAGGTCGTTAACCTAGGTATCATGTATGGAATGGGTGTTGGAAAACTCAGCAATCAATTGGATATTGCCAAGGAGGAGGCCAAGGATATTCTTGAACTCTACAACGATAAGGTGCCTTTCGTAAAACAGTTGGCAAACATGGCAAGTCAAAGGGCCGAGAGCCAAGGACAGATACGAACGATCCTTGGTCGTAAGTGTCGGTTCCACCTATGGGAACCTCGAACCTTTGGATACAATAAAGCGTTACCACTAGAAGATGCTAAGAAAGAATATGGTGGACTTGGAATGTTGAGAAGAGCGTTCACTTACAAGGCGTTAAATAAACTTATCCAGGGAAGCGCAGCGGATCAAACGAAGAAAGCTATGGTCGATTGTTATGCAGAGAAACTTCTTCCTATGTTAACGGTTCACGATGAGTTGTGCTTCTCAGTAGAAAGTCAAGAACAAGCTAAAAGAATAACTGAAATCATGGAGACAGGGCTACCATTAAACGTACCAACAAAGGTGGACTGTGAACTAGGCGACAATTGGGGGGAGGCAGGATAATGTCTGAAGACGAACTAGATAAATGTGTTGGGTTCAAAGATATGAACACAATGCAAGCAAAAGAATTAATTGTGTTTATACAAGACTCCTTGAATCTTGTAGATAAGTATTGCTCAGAAGAACAGTTCTTAGAACATTTTGATAATGCGAGGGAGTTAGTTCAAATGTTTGGTGGCAGTGGTATTGAGATTAAAACTATGACGAACGATTGAGGATGTCCGCGTTCCGAGGATCACCCAGTAGGCTTGGAGATAAGTTGGTTCTATTTATTGGTTGAGCTACAGGAGTAGAGATGTTCATGTTGTTAAAAGGATTTGTAAGAGGTACAGCACTAGATTTTTTCATGTTGCTAAAAGGATTTGATTCTGGTTCAGGAGTGTAAAACTCTCGAGAAGGAGTAGCGGGAATAAACTCTGGATCTGTTGTTAATTTTTCTTTTCTGAACTGTTGATACAAATTATTTATTTGTTCTCTAGGAAGCTTATCTAAAATTCCAGATCTTCTCATTCTTGTTTTTACACTAGAGCTAACTCTGTAAGGATCAAACTCTCCTCTCATAACTTTATTACTTACTTTGACCCCTTCATTCTTTAAAATTCTTCTCATTTTGCTATCGGACAATCCTAACTTTCTTCCGTCCTCAAACATTTGATACACCTGTTCATCTACGTTTTTTAAACTATTGTTTGCGTCTATGTAACCTTGGAGCAAGGTTTGAGAGTCTATGTTTTTGTCATCAGCAAGAGAAGTAAATTTTCTTTTTGCATCAGTTGCTCTGCCTGATAATTCAAAACCTTTATACTTTAAATTATTTTCAGGTTTAAAAGTTATCGGTCTAAAACCTAATATTCCCATCGCGGTAGCTCTATCCATGCTGTAAACATTTCCTTGTTTATCCATAGAATCAATAATCCCATCTTCGGTTCCAAGAGTTGACCGAATAATTTTTCTAGGAGCTACAACTCCACCTTGAGTTTGAAAAGGTACGACATTTGGTATGCCAGTATTAGCCATGTGAAGTCCACCTTTATAGATTTTTTCCCCCATGCTATCTTCTTGATTAAATATTCTTGCTCCTGTGCTTGATTTTCCGTCACCAAAAGGATTGCCCTCTAGTGTTGCTTTAAAGACCATTGATGGTTCCATAAATGGTTTCATAGATTCTGTCATACTTTTAAACATTGCATTACCAATAGAGTTAGTCATATCTTTGCCTGTAAGCCTAGAAGTAGTATATGAGTCCATTGCAGAGTTTGCGACCTTACGAATATCATTGTACGGATTAAACGTACTGAAGTTAACAAATTGTGGATGACCGTCCTTATCTAATCCTATAGGAATTAAATCAGCGGACTTTTCCCAAGGAGCTCCAAAGGATCTTTTGTACGCATCTATTTGATCTTGACCTATTCCTGTTGCAAGCATCCCCGCTTGAACTGCAGCTATGGGAGCTATCGTAGTTGTTGTAAGAACACCAGATAATCTTCTTAATCCTATACTTCGGACACCAGGTATATCCGAAGCTAGTTCTTTCATAGCTTGATCTATGGTGTTAAAACCTGTTCTATAAACTTCATATGGAAAAGTTACAAAGTTACCAAATGGTATTTTTCTAGTAAATCTAACCGCATCAGGAGCTAAATCATAGTTGGGAACAGTGTTTCTTACTATGGAGCCAGCTTGATCTTTAATTAACTCATCAATTTGATTTGCAGAAATTCCAGGTGGCATCTTTTTTCCACCTGTTAAATGTTTATATTGATCTTCAACACTTAAATTTTTTAACGCATCCCTTAATT